CGTAGGGACAGTCAACATTTTAGGGAATACATCACCACTAGCCATTAGAACTCCATGTTCATCATTGTGTAAGTCATTAGATTACTTGTTGTTTGTGTTGGTGCAGACGGTCCAGTCGCACCCGTAGGTCCTGTCGCACCAGTAACACCAGTAGGTCCGGTCACAGTCGACGCTGCACCTGTCGCACCTGTAGGTCCAGTAGGTCCTGTAGCCCCGTTAGCACCTGCTGCACCTGTGCCACCCGTAGGACCTGTCGGACCCGTCGGTCCTTGCCCGCCTATCGGACCAGTTGGACCTGTAGCACCATCAGCTCCGATATATCCAGCAGAACCTGTAGGACCCGTCGGACCTGTAGGTCCAGTCACAGTCGAAGCAGAACCTGTTGCACCTATAGGACCAGTTGGACCAGTCGGTCCAGTAACAGTTGAAGCTGCACCTACAGAACCCGTTGCACCTGTAGGACCTGTTGGTCCTGTGACTGTGCTTGCTGCTCCTACTGCACCCGTAGGACCTGTTGGTCCGGTAACGGTAGATGCTGCGCCGACTGCGCCAGTGGGTCCTGTTGGTCCCGTGACTGTAGATGGTGCGCCAGTAGCCCCTGTGGGTCCTGTGACTCCTTGTATTCCTTGCGCACCTGTAGGTCCAGTAACCGTGGATGCAGCACCAGTTGGTCCCGTAGGTCCAGTTACGGTTGAGGCTGCACCAGTTGGTCCTGTAACGGTACTAGCGGCACCTGTCGGGCCAGTCGGTCCTGTAGGTCCAGTAACACCCTGGATGCCTTGTGCGCCTGTAGGACCCGTGACAGTCGAAGCTGCACCCGTAGGTCCGGTAACAACAGAAGCTGCACCCGTAGGACCCGTAGGACCTGTAGGACCCGTTACACCTTGGATACCTTGAGGACCAGTCGGTCCCGTGTTGCCGATGATTCCTTGAATGCCTTGCGCACCAGTCGGTCCTTGCGCACCAGTCGGTCCAGTAGGACCCGTTGGTCCCGTAACACCTTGCGGTCCAGTAGGACCCGTCGGTCCAGTAACACCCTGAGGACCAGTCGGTCCAGTAACACCCTGGGGGCCAGTAGGACCCGTAGGACCTGTAACACCTTGAATACCCTGCGGACCCGTAGGACCAGTAGGACCTTGAGGTCCAGCAGATGCAGAACCAACAACAACTACAACGCCAGAAGTAATTAAACCAACGGTTTCATTTGTCCGCGTAATAGTAATTTCTGTAGTAGCCATAACTACCTTGTCACGTCAGCAAGAACCGAAACAGTCCCGGACAAAATTGTTGTGATCACACCAGAAGCATTCTCCTGCAAATCCCAATACAAATAACCAGGATCAAGAAGAGCCGTATTGGCCGCCGAAAAAGTAACAGACACCTGCCCAGCAGCTCCGTTAACAACAGCACAAGTAGCCGTGATACTAATAGTAGAAATATCAGGAGTTGTCCGCATCTGAGAAGAATATGTACGACCCGTAACGTTAACTGGAGTTGTACCGTCGCTAGTGATGGTCACAAGAAGAGTTTCCGTGTCGCCACGGGTAATAGTTAAATCTTGTTTTCCGGGAATAGCCATGTCGGAAATACTACCATTTTATAAACGGCCCAATTCTACCTGTTGTGGAGTTGTGGCTCGAGATTCCAAAGTGGCAGCACCATCAATAGATCGTGGTTGCAAGCCGTTCTTGCGAAGGCGTTTGTATGCAGCCATGTCTTTGGTTTTGTTCTTATCAACAGTGTTTAATTGTGCAACCTGAGAACCTCTAGTGGTGGAAGGGTTAGCACCGAAAGCTACGCCAGATACCCGACACCCAAAGCAACCTTCAACGTCTAGTCCCGGATGTGTCTCTTGGTGCTTCATGCAGTGATGTACGCCCCGTAGCCAGCTTGTGTAAGTTCTGCTACTTCTGCGGATGTCAACTGGTGGATGTGTCCACCGTGGTAGGTTTTTACAGCTTCACCAACATTTGCTGGTTGGTTTTCTGTGTAGCCACCATTAGACAACTTAAAGACATTACGTCCTCGTGGCCCATTTCTTAGATGTGCAAGAATACCTGTTGTTCGTGCATCTGCCCAAAAAACGAAATTGTCAGTTGGTGGAGAAAACGTAGCCATTACTTTTTCTTAGAAACCGGCATAGCCTTTGCTGGTGCAGTTTTCTTAGCAACAGCTTTCTTTGGGCCAAATGTGTTGTTCCATTCGCTAGTAGCAACTTTGGCGGCAGCAGTCATTACGCGCTTGCCCATACCCAAAGAACTTTCAGCAACAACATCCTGGAATGAAGACACATATTCTTTGCGACTTACAGGGCCAGTCTTTCCGGGTTCGCTAGAACTACGGCTAGATACAGAACCTTTCGATTTGTACATTTTGCGAATTTGATCTTCTAGTGAAGACCCTGATGCTGCTTTTTTTGCGGCCATTATAAATATCCTTTGTTAAGACTGTTCCGAGTATAACAAAAACCCCCAGCCGAAGCCGGGGGTTTCGTTATGTATTCCTTGTCGGGAATTAGGCGTTGTTTGTGCCAATGCTTGAAGCGGTTTCGATACGACGAAGAGCTTCCTGACGGAAGATTCCGTAACCAACGAAGTGCTTCCAACCAACTGGCTGATGGCGCTTAAGAACGTCAGTGACGACTCCGTAAACCATCGTTGGCTGTGAACCGTATTCACCGTTGTTTGAAACAGCCTTTGCAAGAGCCTGACGGCCCATGATCAAAGTACCGTAAGCATCACCGGTTCCGGCAGCTCCTGAACCGTTGAATGCGTTTGCAAACAGAGGCGCACGTGGCGACTCCATAAAGCGAACACCTTCAAACATACCGATTTCACCGTTGTAAATGCCCTCAGGATTTACGTAGTTAGCAGGGGTACGCCATGCGGATGCGTCAGTTGCACTACGGAAGTCGTAGGAAACGTCAGGATGGATGAAACCAACATACGAACCACCAATGGTAGGTACGTTTGCGCCACGCAACTGAGCAACTGTACGACGAACGTCGTTAGCTGTGAGTGTGTCATCAACGCTCAATGTCAAACGGGATGTAGCAACTGTTGCTCCACCTGATCCGTAAGAAACGTTTGTACCAGCCTGGAGGACTGAACGACAAACGCTGTCAATTGATATACCAGCGTTGTAACCAACAGCGTTAGCTGCTACTGGGTCAACGTTGATGAATGAAGTTGCACGGAGCTTGGCGGTTGTGACCATTGCGTTTCCATATTCCTGCATGGTGACAGAAACTTGGCTGTTGCTCAAAGCAACAGGGGTTACGTCAACAGTTTCGCTGATTGCCGAATCGGCTACAGCGAGGTCCTGGAAGATAGTGAACGTGTGGGTTGCACCTGGGGTAGTTGCATTTGATGCTTCGACTTCAGCGAACTGGTCAAAGTACATCTCTGGACGAAGAGCGTAGTACGCCAACTTCTCGAATGCTGTTTGGTTGAGGGATAGGGATGAGACTTGGGTATAAGCCATGATTTGTTTTCTCTTTCAGAGATAGAAGGTTTTAGTTTTGTACCTCAGACAAAATCGCCAAAATCTCAGCCTCGGACGAAGCGGCATCTAGTCGAGCTTGGAGATCAGGGATCTCGTTAGCAGAACTTGCCCCGGCGGCAACCTGATTAGTTCTATTCCAAGCTTGCTGCTCAGAGAGAGTTTCTACAGGTACAATTGGGGACAACAACCGTGCTTCAGCCGCTGCTTGTTTAATCGCGTCAACTGTCAGTTCTCCGTCGTAACCTTTCACAAAGTATTTGGCCGCTATGTCACCGGTATCAATACCAGCTTTCATAAAGGCCATTTCACGCTTTGCTTGTTCGGCTTCGACAGCATTCTGTCGCAGAGACTTGATTTCTTCTTCAAGAGTTTTGATCCGGGTCCGCAACGGATTGCGGGTTTCTTGGATCTCTTCTTCTGAATCAGAGAAGTCAGTGAATTCGGACATATTGGTACTCTCCTTTAGCCCACACCACACTGGAGGGTTGTGGTGGCTGCTTAGTTGTTTGTCTCCCCATATGTACGCAACTAGTTCGGGGGGCGACTAGTTGGTTCCTCCCATCGGGATCGGACTAACTATATACATGAAGTTGTTGCAAATGCAACTAACCTGCTGTGCCTAGTCCCATCACACCAGTTTGTGCAACATTGAATCCACCGCCACCTTCAAACTGTGATTGACGTTGACGTTTGCGCGACTCAATGCGTTGCTTTGCTGCTTCGTTGGTTCCGAGTGTCCCGGAGATTTGTTCAGCCTGGCTGATTGCAGTTTCACCTTGAAGGTTTGTTCCGAGAAGTTCTTGCTGGCTAGCAATTTTTCCGAATCCTGCTTGAGCGGATTGGGCATCAACACCCTCATTAACGAGAGCTTCTGATTCGGCAGATGTCAACTGGATACCAGACTGTCGCTTGGCTTCGGCCGAGACAGTTGCAGAAGAAGCCTGCTTCTTTAAGATGTCGGCACCTTTAGTTGGGTCAAGGAAATAAGCCGCAAGGCCAGCATCGTCAACATTATAAAGCTCTTTCATCTGGCGAACCACTTCAGGGTTAGCGTTCTTGACCATTTGAAAGCCTCTAGTTACACGATCTTTTACTTCAGCAGCTGATGTGTTGAAAGATAAGAATTTAGTGAAGTCTTCTGGTTTGTCATAAAATTCTGGGGGAAGACCGGATCCAGCCATGACATCTTGATACCCGCGCTCCATGTCAATATAATCAGTGACGTTTAACTCTGGGAATCCATTTTTTACACGTTCAGCATTCGCTGGAAAACGAGTTTTGTATTCAGTAGTGTCCTTTAGGGCATCACCAATTTCATCCGGGGTCGGTCTGTCAGACAAGACACCAGATCCTTTTAATGCCCAAACTTGAGCAGCCAAAGATCCGAGGCCATACCTAGTTAAACCATTCTCAATGATTTTGATTGCGTCTTCATCAGCCATCAGCGAACCTTACCAAACGCTTTGCCAATGCTGGCAACCATCGCACGAGCTTCCTGTTTAGCCTGGGTTGTTTTGGCATAGCCATACCGGGTGTCCGTCTTCAATGCTTGAGTCCATTCGCCAAGTGTCATCTGGCGAGTGTTTCCTTTATCGTCGCGTTTGGCAATTGAATCCATAAATTCTGGTTTCATAAAGTCAATTGATTCAGATGTTGTTTCAAGAACATTGGCAGCTATGGACTTGTAGTCCTTAGTGATGTCATCAAACGTTAAACCAGCATCTAACTGGGAAACTAAATGAGGGTATTGACCCTTGAGTTTTTCTTTATAAATTCCCTGAATATCGGCAGGTTTTTTACCGCCGGTTAGATAAGACTCAATTTCTTTATCGGTCGCTGAACCGCCATAAGCTTTAATGATTGCTTTCATATCGCCAGCATCTTTAGTAGCCAAAGCTGCGGCATCTGCTTTCAAAGATTTTCCTTCAGTGAAAGCAAATGAGTAAACAAGCTTTTTAAGCGCATCGCCCTGGACATTATTTCTGGCCATACCTTTAACGAAGGAATTTATTTTGTCTACAGGAATACCAGATAAATCTGTAACCCCATCTATTGCAAGCCGAGCCGCATCTTCAGATTTCTTACGATCTGCATCTGGAGCCGCATCATATTGTTTAGCCGAAGCAACAGTGTTCTGCCAATATGGAGTGTCCATGACGGCACCCCGGAAACGGTCAACTGTCCAGCCTTTATCAGCCGCTTCTCGAAGAGCATCAGTTACTTCTTGCCCAAACAATGTCGGATCATCAAGAAGATAAACAAACTCGGGGTAGTTTTGCCGGACGTTTTCGTCAAGGGACAGTTTCTTTTTCTTTGCAGCTTCTTCAGCTTTTTTCTTTGCGGCGGCAGCGGCCTTGAGTTTAGCTGCGGCGGCCTTAGCTTTAGCAATTTGTTCTGGTGTTTGTGCCATTATGCTCCTCGCAACATATCTTGAAACGCCCGGGCATAATCAGCAAAACCAGTTGCTTTAACTTCGCCAGTATTTTTCATTTGTAATTGAGCTTCTGCCGCTGCTCCGACACTAGGAGCCTGGTCTTTTGTTGTGGCTCCAGCTTCAATACTGTGGTAAGCATCAAAGAATTTAGCGATTTCAAGAGCCGTAGGTTTACGCCCAAGATCACGTTCAGCTACTTGACTAAATACAGAACTAACATCTTGTTTTGCTGTGAACGTTATTGATGTTTTAGGACCCTTAGCTTCATCTGGCATTGAAAACAAATTGTTATATGCCTGCTGAGGAGTCGTGACCGCTCCTTCTTTAGTTCTTTGACTTTGAGAAAAAGCAAGAAATTCCGCAAAGCGGTTCGTGTCAACCGGCGTTAATCCACTAAGACTTGGTTTAGTTTCTGAACCAATACCTTTTCTCCACAGTGTATTTTGGATTTCAAGCCTGTCATGGGCAGACATAGCATTGAGCATTTTCCAAGCTGCTTTTACATATCGTTCTTGGTCGGTTGCATAGTTATTACCTTCTGCTTTAAGATCTGCACCCTTATATTGCGACCATTGAATATCCCCAATATCGTCTTCTAGGACTTTTGGTTTTGGAGCCATTATTCTTCTACTTCCTGACTTAATTGACGTTGCCAAATTCTAGCGAAACCTGGATTTTTTTCTGCGAGTGAATTACCAAACCTCCATAAAGAATCTTTAACCATCATTATTTCATCGTTGCTTCCATCGAGATTTCCTAGTTCTTGACTTTGCATAGCTTTGTCACGTTCATTGAGATATTCAGTGATGGCTGGCATTATCGGATTGTTTTTAGTCCGCTTATCTTTTTCTAGGCTTCGCAAGTCAGTAATAAAGTTGTCAAATTTTCCAACTTCAAATTCTGCTTTGATAGGAAAGCCGTCATATTTTTTGTGGAGTTCAGCGCGCTTATCTCTTATCTCTTGACGTTGGTCATCATCTGGATTAGGGGGATATTGCTTTTTGAATTCACGATAATAATATGAACCAATTTTCTTTTGAGCATCTTTCAATGCATCTTTAGGAGATTGTCTAAATCGTTGAAGACCTGCAATTTGTCTATTCCAAACTTCAAAAGAAAAATCGTCGCCCATAGGAGCCAAGTATGGTGCAGTTGTTTTGAACGATTCTATTAAGCCACCATTTTTCTTTTGCCATTCGCCAAATTTACTTGTTGCTTCAAGGCCGTCATAATCAGGGTTTGCTTTAGTTTTAGAACCAATGTAAATGAAAGCATCTTCGCCAAATATTTTAATGAATTCACCTACAGCAGTGTCGTAGTTTTCAGCTTGTAAGTCATGCCATGCGCCAACCAAACTGTTTACATATACGTCACCTTTGAGAAGATCAGCTTTGAATTCAATCTTTCCAGAAGTTGGGCCAATGAATTGTGATGCGGCTCTTAAGAATGTAAGAGGTCTTGCTGATTCAGCTGCGTCCTTAAATAGTCTTTCAACATCGTTTGAATCATTTAAGTCATATTGACCAGTAGTTGCTAAATAGTTAAATGTGTCATGGACAACACCTTGATAGATAGTTCCCATCATTTTAGGATCATCAAGCAAAGCTGATTTAAGTTTGACCATATATCCAGGGAAAGAAACACTAGCTATGGTCGGTTGACCAAATGGTTGAATTACTTTGCGTAAGAAATTTTGGTCAAGAGCTTCAATGTGGTCAGCAAAAAAGCCGTATGCAAAAGATGCAACTGGTCCTACTCCGGGTAGAACTTGAAGACCTGCTGATAACTGTTTACCTGGTGCCGTCATTGTTGCACCTTTAATTGGTACACCATAACCAGCAGTAGAAGTAAGAGTTGTTACTGCTTGAATGATTAAAGATGACGCAGGAAATCCTACCATAGGCATATGGGAAATTGGGTCTTGCCAAACTAAACCACGGCCGTCTTGATCTGGGTCAAAGTTTGATAAACCTCTGAATACTTGTTGCGCTCGACGAATCTTTTTAGGATCCTCAACCATCATTTCACCGTAATGACCAATCACTTCACGCCAAGCAGCACCAAAAGGCGCGACAATGCGCAATGCGTCTTCGAGGTTGGATTGGTTTGAAGCATCAAATAAAACTTCTTGCACTTTTTGGGAGGCCATAGTTGCGGCATAAGTTTGAAGTTGTTGTCTAGTACCAACACCATCACCAGCTACAGCTTCAGCTACTTTTTCTCTAATTTTGTCAAGGGTATTTTTACCGCCAACATAGCGAGCCATAGCTCCTTCAGCATCCCGGACATAATGATTTGAAATTGCAGCTTGAGCATGACGCTCAATATCTACAAGAAGCTCTTGTGCTTCTGATGCACTAAGAAGGCTAGCGTTATCAGCAAATTGCCCATAGTAAGTCATGCGCCAAAGTGGTGAACGTTCAGCCATTTCAACACCCTTAGGGACAAGAGTATTGAAGAACCATTTTGATGGTGCTTGATACACTTTCATTGCATTAAGCCAACCTTGTTGTCTTAAATTAAGATCAGATTTGGTCACGCGTTGACCCATAATTATTTGGTTAGGCAATGTTGCACCACGACCTTCCATCAAACTTGTGCCATGATCTTCAAGTTGTTGTTTCAAATAACGTTGGGCAAGTTTAGTTCCATCCTGTCCAGCAAAAGCATTCCCAACATCATCAACGGGCATTGCCTTGAATTGACGACCAGCGCCGGGTACATCTGTTGTTTCGTAAACAACCCATTTGTCAACTTTGGGAACGCCTTTAGCTGTATAACCATTTTCTGTGATTATCTCGCCAACCTTTGGGCGCTTACCAGTCAGTGTTCGACTACGTGCTGTGGCCTCGTCAAGCCATTCGTAAGGACCAACAGGTACATGTCCGTGTCCAGCCATAACTTTAAGTCCATCATTGCCTTGGAAAATTAAGTTATCTATTTGTGATTTGCCTAAATGCTCATACCACAAACTAACAATTTCGTCAGTTGATAAATCTTTCCAGTTTTCATATTTAAGAATTTGTGGCCGGCGACCAGTTCTTGGAACTCCAACTTTGTAGCCATCTTCCGCGTAACGTTGGAGAGAGCGCAGAATACTGTTAGCTTCCTCTGTTCCGGATTCAAGGAACTTAGTAATCACTTTTACTCGACTAGCGTCAGGTAAGTGACTAGTTTGAGCAAGCAGTCGTAATTCTGGCGAAGCATAGACTCGGCGCAAACGCTCATTGAGCGCTAATGGATATGCAGCCTGATCAGTAGAGACAATGTCAACACCTTTGTTTTTAACTAAACGACGAAGGTTATCTTCTGGTCTTCCAACCCATTTGTAAACGTTGTTTTTGACGCTATTTACATATTCAAACAATTCGTTAGCTGCATTGAATTCATCATCAACATCTTTGAATCTTGCACCCTGTGGACCCAAAGTACCAAGACCTGCTCGCCTCATGGCTACCATCATGTAATCAATTGGGTGTCTTAATGTTCCGTCTAAGGCTATGCGAAGTTGTGCGTCCATAGTGTTACGAAACATGAAACCAAAAGTGGAAAGTGCATATGGTTTCCAAATATCGTTTTGGAATACTTCGGCAATAATTGATGCGCCTTGTTTCCCACCATTCATTTTCATAAATGGGTTTTCGGTGATTAAAGAACGGATGCGACGGGCATCTGGTAATACCATGACGTTATTAACTAGGTCGGCCATAGCAGCCGGACCAAACAAGCTGAGTGCGTCATTATCCATACTATTGACTAATGTATCTACTGCGGCTTGTGTTGGGTTTGGACCGAGTTTTACAAGTTGTGGTTCAAGAAAGAATTTCTTTAGTTCGTACACTTTGTCGGGTGTCATTTTGCTTAACAACTCTCGAACAAAACCACCATCGTTAACAACGCCTGTTTCGTCCATTGCATATGCACGGAGTTTTTCCATTGTTTCTATATATTCGGCAAGAACATCATCAATAACTTTTTGTTTAACGCCAGAATTTTTAAGTGCAATAGAAATAATGCCTTCTTCACCACGATCAACATCTCCAACCATCAAACGATGAAGTTTCTTAGCATCAACTTTGGTTCCATCATTAACGAATGCTTCAAATGTTGCATCCATAACTCTTTTACCGTCACCCTCGTACGGATCAAGTTTCATTGTCTTAACCCAGTTGACCATGTTCTTGACAGCTTTGCTGCGATCTTGGGAAGTTCCATTAACAAGAACCATTTCTTCTGGTTTTTGCGTCAACCAACGACTGTCATTAAGTATTCTTTTAGCTGGTGTACGTTCAACAATTGAATAAGGTAATTGTTCTGCTTTGGTAGCAAACGGTACAAAGCCCTGAGTTGTTTCTTCGCTTAATCTTGTTGCATAACCGGCAAGTGTTCCTCGCATAATGTCACGATCAGTGATTCCTGCTAGTTGGCGAGCTTGTTCAGGCGAGATTTTATATCCCATACCTTCAAGGATTCTAAGTTGATCAGTTTCATCAACCAATGATTTAAGAACACGACCGCCTTCTTGCGAACCATCCATAAACTGAAAAAATTCAGACGTGTTAATTGTGTGTTGTTCAGCAGTTGATAATAACCCAGCATGTCCAGCAGCTAGTTTTGCTGCAACAGCAATTTCATCAGCTGTTTTAAGAGCGGGAATTTCTTTTGCAAGAGTTTTTTCTACTCCACCGCCTCCCATATAGGTAGTTGGATCAGTTGCAATAGCAACAGTTGCATCCATAAGACCAGATAAAAACATATAAGGCTTAGTGCCAGGCGTAGAAAAGACACTTGCAGCTCCACGACCAATGGTCCAAGTATGACCATTGATTTCGCCTCTCAGACGACGAGCTGCTTCTGCTCTATTTTCTTCTGCTGCCCCACTAAGAAAAAATCCACTACCAGAATCTAAGCCAGAATTTAATGCTCCAATAGATGTTGATTCAAAAAAATCTTGAACACCTTTGGGATTCATAAAGTTAGAGCTACGAGGATCAAGGAGTTGTGAAGCTTCTCCATCTCCCCATTCACCGCTCGCAACGTTCTGAGCAATCTGCCCAGCTGTATCCATACTTGCAGACGTTGCTTTTACAACATCTTTTACAAGACCGAGTTTTCCAACTGTATTTCCCAGAATCCATTTACCGGCGTTAAAAACACCTTTAGTAGCATTCAAAACAAGTTCATCAGGAGAAAACGTAGGGTCATAATAAGCATCAGGACGACGCGTCTGCGTTTCTTTTACTTGTTTAGCCGCTGCCGCTTTAGCTGATTGTTGAGCAACAACATCAACCATTGACATTTCAGCATTACCTTCAGCGAGGCCAAGCACAACACCAGCAGGCATTCCTGGGTGTCGAGTGTAAATGTCGCTTATCTTTTGAGCAACATTGGCATCATTTGGATTAATGCGTTTTGGACGTGTTGATTGATACACATTGTTAATAACGTCTGGCGCATCTTTACCACTAAGCCAAGACATTACTGACCGTCATTAACGTAGGAATCGAGCAAATCAGCCAAATCTTCATTAGGGAACTGTGCATACAAAGCACGAAGACGTTCAACAATAGGATCATCTACACGCGCCGGAGGCATAATGCCGGCTTGCATCTGGTTAGGACCCTCACCGAAATTCACACCAGCAGTTATTGGTTCGTTCGGCCGTTCCGTAGGACGATCAAAAGCACCATTTGCACCGGGTGTTGAGTACGATTGCTGGGTGGCTTGCATCTCTGTCGGTGCCTGTCCCATTGGAACGGCACGTTGGGACTCCATTTGTGCGGTAGCTGCTCCATAAGTTTGTCCTTTCGCTGCTGCCATAGCAACTTTCTTTCCAGGGTTATTTAAATCGGTTCGATTGGCGTACGCCATTTACTGTCCTCCGAGTTGTGCAAGTAATGCTTCAATACCACCACCGCCAGGTGCTGGTGCAGGTTGTTCCCCACCCATCCCTGGTGTAGCCAACCCAGGCATAGCCTCTGGAGACATGCCACCTGGCACTGCTGGAGGTGCAGCAGGAGTTGCTTGGCGTTCTTGTGCGCGTTTCTGTGTACGTTCAACAGCATCATAAATAGGAATATTCTCAACCAATACAAGTTTAGTGAGATACGCAAGATCAGCTGGCTGGTAAGGACCATTCGGATCAGAAGCTTGCTGTTGGATAGATGTCAACAATGCAGACTCCATAGCTTCAGCCGTAATGCGGTCACGCTCTAGTTCAGCATCAGCCACGAGAGGATCGGCTTCACGAGCTGACTCTTTAGACATAAGTCCAGCACCAAGGCGCTGACCTAAACCAACAATGAGACTGTTTACATCAGAACCAGATGCGGAGTACGAAACATTGTGGTAGTCGTTTTCCCACAGTTTTGATGGGGTGTAATCAACACGGCCACCTTTGCGTCCAGACAAGTAAAACGCTTTAGGAGTATTACCCCAGTATGTTTTTTCGATTGAAATAGCAATCTTGTCTTCTTCCATGATGGACTGTTCAAAGATGGCTTGTGCTTCTTGAACACGGAAGTCAATCGTTGCTGACAGAACGTTCTCTCCACGGCGGCCAGTACGGATATTGCTACCGGACTCTCCACCAAACTCAGCAGGAATAGCACCCTCAAGCCGTTCTTGTCGTTCAAGACGGTCAAGTGCAACATCTGTTTTATAGCCAGGGTTGGTCTGAAGTTGCGTGATGTCTCCACCCTTAACAATTCCGAGCATTCCCAACTTTCCGTCAGCTACCTGAATGACCTGTGGGTTTTCACCAGGACGAGCAACAAGGTATTCATCCGGAAAGATACCGCGTTCAATAGCAATCTCGGTAAGAGCTTGCAAACGTGAACGTGTGTAGTACATGCCAAGTGAACCATCAAACTGGCCACGTGGCTTGTCAAGAGAGATGCGTTGTGGGATCACAACAAGAGGACGACCGGTGCGGTTCGGAATGCGCTCCAACTCAATAGTTGGCATGCCTTTGATCTTTGAACCTATGGCATCGCTGGCTGTGAGGACAACAACAAGTTCGTTTTCACACACATACTCAAGCATGGTGATCTTCTCGTCGTACACGTTAGGGCCGAAAGGAAGTCCAGGTATGCGGAAACCGTAGTTATCTAGAACCCATTTGTAGGTCTTTGAGTATGAGAAGATCACATTATCTGGGACAGGATCATCTGGGTCTTCCATCGGAGATGGGTATGTATCAAGAGGGTTACGAACATGCCATTTAGGGAGGTTGTTCTTGAAGTCAGGCTTGATAATTACCGGAGCTGAAGAGTAAGCAAGCATGTGGCGTGAACGGCGGCGCATCTTTGCTGACATACGGTTCGCATCCCAAATAGACAACATTGCTTTCTTACGGTTACGAGCTAGTTCTTTGGCTCGTTCCTGACCTTCTTTTAACGGAGGGAAATACGGCACCGGCATGGTGGAAGCGATACGCATAGACATCTGTTCCAAACCAATAGATACAAGGTTTGCAACGTTCGACTTAGCATTCGAATCGAGTTCGTTAAGAGGAACAATCACATCGCCGTTGACAAGGTCTTGAATCTGCTTCATTTGACGCATCAAAGGACCCTGAGCGTCGCGACGAATTTTATAGAGATTCACAATCTCATCAGCTGTGATCATTTATTTCTCCGGCTCGAACATGGATGTACTAGATATTACACACAATCGCTACATCCATGATGGCCTCCACTGAAGCGGGGGCAATGCCGGCGCTGTCAACTGTGGAATGTGTAGTTCTGCAAACCAGTGAGCCATCACCGTGTCTGTCCCATGTTTCTTGTCTCTAGTCCATGTACACATCTCATCTACTAGTGCAAGTGTCTTCCAGTTTCCACGCATTGAAGGCAACCGGACAGAACCAGAACGCCACAACGGAGGAAGCAAAGCTTCAACACCAAGAGCTTGGTCAAGTTTGTTTTTAGTAGTTGTATGAGGAACCACGTTTACGATGTTGGCGGCCTGCCATCTACGGACAAAGTCGTGAGCTAGAAGGAACCGCTGTGCAGCGTTGATTTCTACCACCCAGTGCGTAATTGGGTATCCCATTCTTTCTGATCGTTCCTGCCATTCCTCCATGACACCCGAATAAGACCGGGTTGACACGTCGTAGCCGAGCAGTTCTTCAGCGTTTAGCTTACGACGCTCTATATCCACAAGATATCTGAGGTTTGTTTCGGGTTGGAAGAGCCACCATTCAATAGCCCAGAATTGTGTGGGGGACGGGTCAACTGATGCGATAGAGATTACTGGCTGAGACAAGCCTTCCGGGATATGACCGGGAGGTCGTTCGTCATCTATGCAGCCAGGGTAGAGAACACCGTCGTTTCCTAATCCCCCGGTAGCCCACACCCGCTCGATGAGGGCGTTGTTCATTTCGATGTCTTCTTGTTGGTATACAACCTGGAATTTGGTTGGTGAAGAATGCTTGATGAAGGAGAGGTCTTTCCATGAGAGCCTGTAAGGATCTAGCAAGGGACCGTCGGGCCAAGGTAAAGAAAATTTTTTTCTAGATGCTGGTCCTGTATATAGTTCTTCGTAGTACGCCTTGTATTTGAGGTGGTGGTACTTCTTGACTTTGACTGGGTCTACTGAGGTGGAAAGATCGGTTACATCTGTGCCGTCATATTGTTCGTCTGTGTCTTCGTATGTCTCTTTGGATAGGCAGTGGGCGTAGAGGTCGCCTGAACCTAGTCTTTGTCCGATCACTGCGATGAGGCCACCTGGGTCTACACGTGCTTCAGCCATTGAGTCCCAGCGTTCGATGAGTCGGTCGCGGGCTGATGATTCTCGAGAGTTCTCCGGGGAAGCTACGTCGTCGAAGAGGACTAGGTCGGCGCGGTGTCCGATGAATTCTGAGTCGAATCCGTATGCGCGGACGGTGGGTTCTTTGTTGTCTAGTCCTGATTGGGTGTGTTGTTCTACAATAAATTCTTCTGCTCGCCATAGTGCGCCTTTGTCGGAGGGTTTGAAGCGTCCGTAGTCAACTGCAAGGCATCCTTCGGCGTTGAGTGCGAGTCCTTTGCGTACCAGTTCAGGATCAGGTTGGATCGGGACGGGTCGTTCGAGGGTTTCTCGGATGCGTCGGCTGTACATCTTGGCTAGGTTGAGGCTGATTGAGCCATACAGGATACGGATTCCACGGTTTCGGACGATGCACCATACAGCTACGTCATGGAAGAGGGTGGATTTTCCTGCTCCGGGGGCGACGTTTACTACGAGGTGTTCTTTTTCGTCTGTTTCTAGCCATTCCACGATCTTGTATGCAGCGTCTACTTGCCAGGGGGATGGGAATCGGCCAAGGTAGTACCTGCGGAAGTAATCAAAGTCTTCAAGTCCGCGTTGGGCTTCGGGGCAGAGGCGGTCGGCGGGGATTACTGGTGGAAGGTTTGATGCTTCAAGGAGGTCAGCGGTTAGTTGGGCGCGTAACCCGCCAGAGGAATGAGCGTGGGTTACCTTTTCTTGGAGGATAGCCAGATCGTTAGAAGCCAAAGCGGCTTTCTGTTTAGCTTCCCACTTAGAAGCAGTGTTCTTATGTATGCCAGCAACCCTGGCTGAGTCGGCCAACGTCATGCCGGATGCTCTTGATTGCCAGAACAGTGCTACATCCCGTGCGGGGATGACCCTTTTAGTACCCATGTGGTTTTAGTTTACCACTTAACTTTGTTTGCCCAGTAAGCAGCAGACATTTTACCTTTAGCAATATTAGAAGCGTGGCGAGCTTTGAAAGCTTCATTACGTTTAGATCCGTCAGGGGAACCTGACACACCCTGCTGACCAAAACGGATTGTCTTGATCTGGTCACCAACCTTGGCAACAACAATATGAGACTTAGTCGGATGCTTAGGTGTGGCCTTAGGCTTATTAAACCCAGACACACCAGCACGTTTAAGACGAGGATCGTCAGGCATTATTTCTTCTTTCGTCCAGCAGCCATATTGTCAACAAGATTTGGGTAAGGACGGCCAGCCTTTGCTGCACGAGCCTTCGCAGAAGCTTTCTGTTTAGGAGTCAACGGTGTTGAATTCTTCTTAGGATTCGATTTATCCCAAACGTCCTTTTTCTTCTTCATCACTTAGTTATACTTTTTGGGCTGAACATTAAATGGTTTAGTCCCACTTGGGTTAAGTGGTTTTTTAGGCACCGGAAGCTTTTTAGCTTGAGGTTTAGAAGTTGACTTAGGAACTGGCTTAGATCCCGAAGGAATGGTCTTATTCAAACGATCAAGAGTTTCCTTATAAACCTTGTCAGCTATTTGAGTACCAGCACGGAAACGGCCAGCAGTCTTCATGTAGTAACCATCGCTGCCCTCAGGATAATTACGAGGATTGATCACCTGCGCCCGGTTAGTAGGAGAATCAACATACTTAGCAATTGCCTCACCAGCCGCAGCACGAGCCATTCTCTTATTTGGGGTATCTGATCCGGCCTTTGCAGCGGTCGGTTTCTTCTTAGCGGCCATCACTTCTTCTTAGGTGTTGTTGATTTCCTACCCATTGGCGCTCTCGCCTTTACCGGGGCCTTCTCGTAAGCATCTACAGCTTTCATCAGTATGTTGTAGTCACGAGAAAGAGCATTAGCCTGACGTTGAGTAGGTTTTTGTCCGCGATCACCGAGGTAATAAGTGTCAATCACGTTGGCAGCTTTTTTATACAATTTATGTCCCTCTCCGTAATCAAGAACATCCCCTGTGCTGTCAAGCATTGCGTCATAATACTTAACGTTTTCTTTGTTCATAGTTCGAATACCAGCACCCGATACTGCTTTACCAGTAGCTTTAGGAGTCGGAACAGGTTTTTTACTTACAGCTTTCTTAGCGACCATTACTTATTCTTTCCTTTAGTAGATTTCTTCATATCAGGAAGAGGAGTTAGCTTACGAACCACAAAAGAAGTTCCCTTAATCACATCACCGGGGATCTTAGTAAACGAACGTTCCTCAGTAGGGCGACCCAACATCTTGTCAAGGTTAGAAAACCCACCTTTGTTTGACGGGTTTTTGCGCACACCACGATCAATTGCACCAGCAACCTTCTTCACACCACGACCGATATCATCCAAAGGGCCAGGCTTATTCTTAGAAGACTTCGGCTTCGATTGAGAATTACCGCGAGATTTGTTTGTATCTTTCATGTCGCAAACACTACAACATCTGCTAACATCAAAGTCAACAGAGCAAGACCTATACCGCTGGGAAGCGACAAGGCAAGCATGGTTGTACCACTGTTGCAAGTGGCGGGACATTTCACACTAGGAAGCTAGGGTAGATGAACCCTGCAACCAAGAAGTAACCACGACCGACCTTTCCCTGTTGCGTAAGAGATTCAAGCAGCGTATGAACGTCATCTCATAAAACAATCCGGTGTCGGCTAAAAAAAACTAGCTAACGGCGACCGTGGTATCACACTGATACCTAAACCGTGGGGGAAAGCTAAACCCAAACCCACACAACTCCCGCGCTCCGCTTGGGCTACCGCACCACCACTACGTGGATGGCTTGCTCACACAAACCAACACACCCCCGGCACACATAATCCACCACCACGGATCCACTGCAAAAACAAAAAGAGTGACTCCGTACAGAACTACTAATGTATATACCCCCCGAGGGGGACCTGAGGCAGACCCCCGGTTGATGTTGCGTTGGGTTAGCGCGTTAGCGGCGTAGTCAGCGTGTGGGCTGTGAATATACACAGCTCGAGCTTGGGGTTGTCCCAAATTGCCGTGCGTAGCTCGGCACCTGGGGGTGTGGTGTGGGCATGCATCATGCTTGCGTGGTGTTGTGTAAAAAAATTTGCGGCGCATATGTTGTGCCGCCTATACAGTTTGTTACTGCCGGCTTGTCGTAGTGTTGCGAGCTTGCGAGCTGTTATGCACCCGAGCTTGCGAGGTGTGGTTGTGGTTGCTGTCACACGTAGTGTGTCGTTGGCGTTGTCGAGCGCAGCGAGTGATGTCTTGGTGGTGATCGCGAAGCGGAGCGCCTTCCGTTTTGGGTTCTCGCAGAGCGAAGCGATGTGAGGTTGATCAATGGGTGCATCGAAGATGCATCCAATGAGAGCCGTCCGCAGGACAAATTTTTTTTTGGATAAGCGAAACCCCCCACCCAGGTAGGGCAGGGGGCTTCTGTGCGGGCGTTTAAGCTGTCAAAGTATCCGGCGGCCAGGTCTAATACCCCATTTCCTTGGTTACTTGTAGCATTAGTGATAGCTGGAACGATAGGAATGCATCGGTTATATCATCCATATCTTCTAGGCGTTTTGTAGCTTGCTCGGGGTTCTGCATTTCGAACGGCCAGAGGTTCTCGTCACTAATCAACATGCTCGTGGTGTAATCGTCCGATTGCATTACTCGTAGTGCATCGTGGTAGCAGTCGGCGCATTGGGCGTACCATCTTGCAAACGCTAATTCTTTGCAGACTTCGCATCGGTGCCATCCCGTAGTTGTGTTCGGGTAGATTAGTTGTCCTGCTAGGTGCTTGAGTTGTGGCGTTAATTTTATTTCGGTCACGTCAGCATTCCCATTCGCAAACGATGTACCCACGCTGGTGGTCAGGCGAGCTGGCCATTTTTTTACTGACTAGGTCAAATAACTTTTCGCGCAGTTGTTCTTTGTCTGGTTCTGGGAATTCGTTAGTTTCTAGCAGGTAGTAATCTTCACCGAAATATCCCGCATCACTTCCGCTGGGGCTGAAAGTGAATCGGATATCTCCATTCTCTATGTGGGCATAAAATACCCCTGGTATTTGAACGGTTGTTCTTTTCATTTTGTTTTGTCCTTTTTTTTGTAGTTTTTTCTGGTCGCCCATATAAGTAGGGCAGTTATAGTGAAGACTCCGAAGAATACCCCATCTAGAAAATTTGCAGCATGTGCATTACATTGGGTAACTGTGATTCCGTTAATCATTGAGGCCATCCAAAATATCAAATTCGACTAGCTCATCGCAGTATTCGCAATGTCCTATTGGGTCGTTTGGGTCGTCCGTCATTAATATGGTTTCGCAGTTTTGGCATTCGGTGTAGTAGCTCATCGGTTTAACCTTTGGGCGTTTTGAATCATTGGGTGCCACGGTGTCATCGTGTGTTTTCTGCGCAGGATCACTACCGTTTCTTTTTTGTCATTGTGTCGGTCGTCTCTGATGTCGCCATCTGTTGTAGTCATTCCTCCCCAGGTTTTAGGAATCGCCCGGTATCCCTGGGGCGTTTTACCTGAACGGATTGCAACTACTACAGCTAGATTCCTTTGCGCTTGTTGAGCGTTTGCAATTTCTCCCGCTGTTGTTTTTTCGCTGACTGAATAGGTCAAAGAATAATTGCGGGGCATTGTTTCAGCTGGACGACTGCGCACGGTGTGTTTGGTGTAGTCGTAAAATTTTACGCGGGGAAACTGCGTAAACAATTGCGGAGCTACTCGTTCCCATCTGATATCTGAATATGTGTTCAGGCGTATAGCTATTTTATGGCCTGCGTATTTTTTCTGCATTTGAGTTATCTCATGAGTAAGCAACACGGCGAACGCTTCAGGAAACTTTAAGGCAAATTCGAGCTTTGCAATTCTGCTCTGTTGGGTTTGTGTAAACCCTCCATTACCTGAAAAGGCCACGCAAGTTTCGGCGCATGAATCACTAAAGGCGCAAAGATTAGCAAGGCCACTAGACAAGGCAGGTGGAAAAGATAATCCCGCTGTAGCTTGTTTGTTTTTTTGTAGCTTGCTGATGCTTGTACTGAGTAGGGTTCCTGTGCTTTTGAATTTGTATGTTTTGCGTACTTCTTCAAAAATAAATTTTGCAGTACGTACGGTTTGCTCGTTATGGGTTGCCGATTTGAATCCATGAGTTAAAAGTATTTCCACCTGGTGCGGTGCTAGTGGTTTCATTTTGTTTTAACCTCCGACACTGCCAGGAATCCTGCATCGTTTCCTTCTTCATCTGAAAGAATCTCGCAATGATAGGCACGGCCATTTTTAATAATGACTAGCACTATCACTGGGTTTGTTTCGTAGCTGTAGTCTTCGTCATCTGTAACAATAACTGCGTGGCCAATTGTTCCACCTACGACATTTTGCAGCATGTCTTCATAAAATTTTACTTGCTGTGCTGGCATTGTTTCGCTGGTTTTGCTGGGCTTTTGGCCGTTGTGTTGGTAGTAAATATTACTCATTAGTAAACCTCGTTTGCTTCGTCTTCGGTTTCGCAAGCTACCCACGCCCATGCCCAGGTTCCGATTCCGTAATGGTTGGTTCCGTTTATGGTTTCGGGTGTGATTTCTGATTCAGGATATTTTCCGTAGTTAGGGTCATCTTCCCATGTTGAGAAAATTTTATTTTCGCGTATCACGAAAGTTTCGGGCATGTCTTGTTTCCATGTTTTGAAGTTTTCGGGTGCGTTTGTCCAGTCAATGAAAATTCGAGCTTGCTCAAAAGTCATTTTTGGATTGTGCCAACCATTCCATAGGTCGGTTGGGTCGTGTTGCATTTTCATGGCTGGACTGCCACCGATAGAGAACCAAGCTTCTTGGTAATTTCCGGTGCAGTCTGCGCATATATATAGTCCGCATGTCATGCGTTCTATTGCTGGTTTTGTGTTCGCTCTGCAATTGTTGCAGACTCTGTGAATGGTCAAGGTGTCCCCTTTGTCATGTAGCGGATTTGCTACGTCTATATTCTCGCAGGTCAAGGCACCTGGTGCAAGTCAATTTGACAGCTGGCCTAGGATCATTTCGGCTGGGCTGGGGGTTGGCCTGGCGTGATAACTAATGCACAGCGGTAGCGCTGGCGCTTACGCTCCGACTATGCACGATGGTAGGTCATGAACACACGCCGAACAATTAACGCAGAACCTCACGTTCCGTTCAAGAGCAATACGAACGAAGTGAGTGCGCTAGAAAAACATTTAGTTGTAGAACAAATTTGTCATAGAGACAAAAGCGTTACTAAAAACTATGACCTTGTCCGAAGAAGAAACGAAGTGCAAAGTTAGTGAAACGTGAACGTGGTGGACGTTGTGAATAACTTAACGATTGAGAAATTAAGTCTGAAGAATTAGATGTTGTTGTGGGCGGCAAGAGGGCTTCGGAAGCGGCGTTGTGGGCTTCGGAAGCGACTCGCGCGCGTTTGATCCGGACATGGGCTTCGGAAGCGACGATAGTAGCGCTAAAACGAAAATCAAAGTTGTAGAGCGCCGACAAACCTAAAAGTAGGTCGGGAGCTATTCTGCGATCACCGAGCATTTCTGTGTTGGTGTACATCTCAGCTTTGATGCCGGCGTAGTTGATTGCGCTACCTTTGATCACATTTTTGTCCGGAGATATTTCAAAAATGTATTGAACATTTGGTTTTTCAGTTGTGGCCACGGCAACTCGGTCGTTTGTGGTGGCTCGATATGTGATGTGTTGTAGCGGCTCGTACCAACGTGTGTTGTCCAGCAAAATAAGGAGTTCAGAATCGTCAATGTTCATTGGCGTTTTTTCAGAAACATGGCTGCCAGGGCAAGTGCGATCGCACCACCAAACAAAAGATCCGGGGTGGTCGAATGATTTTTTGCCGGTGGTGTGTCGGGTTTCAAGATTGATACAGCTTTGAAGTTGTAGCAGTTTTGTTGTACCGGATCGTACTCGGAGAACCGAGGGTCTGGGCAAAGTGGGTTGTTCATGGGTTTCCCTTCCATATGGTCACGAATGTGATGTGTCAATTGTTATTGATTTAAGCGGATTTGTCAAGGATTTCGGGCAACATATTCGCTTACCCAATCTCGATATGGGAATTCGGATTCCAGGATTACGCGTTGCCTGGGAGTTTTGCCTCCGAAAAGACCGAACCTTCTCCAGGTTGTTCGTTCATGATGCATGGCAAAGGCAAGGCATTGTGTAGCTACTGTGCAGCCGTTGCAGATTTTGATTCCTTCGTCGTAGCACCGGGGGCTAGATAGTTGTTCTGTCTCTGGGAAGAAAACACTCATCGCTGCTTTTGTGCAGTTCGCCCTTTCTTGCCAGTTGACCGTGGTGAACTCGTTGTTTTTCGATGTTGGTGACATATGCATTCGCATTCTTTGTGTACTTCAATGGGCCAGTTAGTTAATGCACGTGCGATAGTTCCGCAGTGTGTGCAATCAGGGTGCGCTCGGCTAAATTGCCACAGTTCAGAGGTCATTGTGAGCGTCATAGAGATGTCGTCCTATGAACTCGGCCACTGGTGAGGCAACACCGTTTCCGCACATCTTGTAGCGGGTTGTGTCGCTGTTTAATGTGCCATCAGCACGGTGCAGTGTGTGGTTGTCAGGCCATCCCATCAGGCGTTCGCATTCAATTGGGGTTAGCCGGCGCACAACCATGTCAGCTAGGACACCTGTTGATTGTTTTGTTCCTGCGCGCAACGCTTGATGGATGTTTCCACCGAGAGAATCGTTGTATTCATCGTAAGCTTCAACCGCTAGATGTTCTCCTGTCGCTACTCCAGGTATGAATGACCCAGTGATGGTGTGAGATGGTTCTCCATCTTTTCCTATTCCTAACCCTTGCCGATTGACTGCATCATATTTGTCGGGATCTCGTAGCGCATTTCTTGTGTCAATAGGAATAGCTTCAACGACTAGGTGTTCTCCTCGAGATGACGGCACTCCACCATCTCCACCTGAACGAAGCGTAGGTGCGATATCTGTTTCTACGATTAACGATTCTGATCCTCCACCTAGGTCACCACCATTGGCTCGTAAAGTACCTACTCCTTCTTGGTAAGACGCAAAAGATGAGGGTGTGTAGGCAACTGCATGTCCAGCTCCACCGACACGCAATGTTGGGAAAGCTATCTCGGACGGTTGAGCATCAAGACCTTGGGTATGCGAAAATCCAATTGGGTTATCTAATGGCTGAAATAAAACCTGGTCATTGCCTCCAGCAAGTGTTAATGATGTTTCAGATAACAGAGGACCTTTGCCACCTCCAGGTTTTCCTTCTCGCTGTCTCATCAGGATTGGAGAATCATCGGTGGCAATGATAGGAACATTGTTCCCTCCTGTACCCATACGAGCTTTCAATGTTTGCACTGGTGATTCATAGATACGCACATCATCTACACGTGTACCATCAATTAGCAGTGGCTCTATGTCGGTGGGTTCGCTACATGTTCCAAAGCTTGTTGCAAGCGGGGTGGAAGAGTTTTTCCCCGTCTTGATGCGCGACGTAGAATTCCTTCTGCGGCCTTCGCTGATAGGTAGAATTTCTTTCCCACCTCTGTTGAGGATTGCAGAATCGAAGCAAGCGATGACGAACACTCGTCTACGCCGTTGGGGGACTCCGAAGAACTGCGCATCCACGCAGTGCCATTCGACGTGATGACCCCCGATGTCAACCATTTCTTGGATGACTGCCTCAAGGTCGTCACCGTTGTTACTGCTGAAGGCTCCTGGGACATTTTCCCAGATAGCCCATTTTGGGAAAACATTTCCAGTTGCATTTCTCATCTCCTTGATGATTCGTGTTGCCTCAAAAAAGAGGTTTGAACGAGAGCCGTTCATAAGGCCAGCTCTTTTGCCGGCGAGTGATAGGTCTTGGCATGGTGAGCCAAAAGTGATTAGGTCTACTGGTGGCATTTCATCACCTTTAACGTCTGAGACATCTCCCCAGCGTGGGACGTAAGGCCAGTGGTAGGCAAGTGTCTGCTGGCAGTGTTTATCCCATTCAACTTGGAATTTGCAGTCCCAGTTTGCTTTGTCGAATCCGATATCGATTCCTCCTACGCCAGCGAAGAGGCTGCCGTAGGTTGGGTTCCCTTTGTTACTCATTAGAAAGGCTCTTCAAACGAATCTGGGAATGCTTCCTGGATGCGAGCGCCCGTGTTGTTTGTCTCTGGGTTTGATGATGTTAGACGCTTCCAGCGGGCTGATAAACCGGCTTCGTCAACGATGATTTGTGTCTTCTTTGCTTCGGTGCCGTCTTTCTTGGTGTATTCCTTGATTTCAATACGCCCTACAACAATCACGCGTGATCCTTTGACGAATGATGACACGTAGTTTTCTGCTTGTTCACCGAAGGACACACAGTCAAACCATGTTGTTTCTTCTTCATCACCTTTCTTGCGTGTTGTTGCAACACTGAAGTTAGCTACAGCCATTTGTGATGTGGTGAATCGCAGTTCTGGGTCACGCCCGATTCTGCCGATAATAGTGATGTTATTCATTTGGTTCCTTTTCTTGGAGTGGTTTGGGTTGGTTTGCTGCTTTTTGACAGCGGTGTGATGGCGGTTGTGAAACCGTCACGTATGTGGTTACTGAGACTTTGCATCGTGGACAATGCCAGTCTTTGCGTAGAGAGATTCCCTTCATGCCATTCATAGTAGTGCAGGGGTGTGTCGTAGTTGGGGATGCTTTAGCATCGCTTTTGCCATTGCTTTACTAGGGGGTGTTGTGACCGGCAGATCATGTCTTTGAGGCCGTTGCAGTTGCGCCGGATAGCGCCCCAGCCCCAAGGACCAACATTGTTTTTATAGACACCATCTTTGGTGTGTCCGTAGTACGCAATGTTGTCAGCAACTTTGACGATGTACTCCCGGGATTTTCCTTGGGCATCGTCAGAGTTTGACCAACGTTTCCAGGTTCCTTTTGCAATACCGAGAGCTGTGTAGCTTCGCGTATCATGCTGCCAGTTGTTGGCCGTTTCACACACACTGAGCGTGTCGTAGAAATAATCGCTTAGTACCCCGTGGTACATGCGGTGTGTGTGCTTGTTTGGTGGCGCACTTTTGGCCAGTGTAGGTGCAGCTGTAAAAGCTACAGAGATGGATAGGGACAGAATTATTGATGTGGTGATATGTTTCATCACCCCTCCTTTTGATAGGCGGTTAGGACGTTAGGTGTTTATAGGCTCTCCTTTGATTAAAGAGTCAAGTTTATCAAGACGTGTTTATTTGTTGATGTGTAAGGGTTTCCACTCGCCGCACCAGTAATGTTCTGGTACGCGCACAAATGTGTAGTAGGTGCCTGTTTGTTTGATGTCGGGTGGGTACCGCCGGCATGATCCATCAATTGAATCACCGACGTAGTAGAAGCATGTTCCGCATACTGGATGCTCAACCATTCCTTCAAGAATAAGTGTTGGGTAATCAGACATTAGTAACCGGCTTCCTTCAATAATTTTACGAGTGAAGATACTGGCATCACTGCATACCATTCGCCTACATCCATAGTGCCTCGGCGCTTGGCAATCACAGCACCCGTGTTGGCCTTGGCGTTAGCAACTTCTTCGTGAAGTTCCTTGAGCCATGCAGCCAGGGTGATTGTCTTGTGATCCTTCACTTCAAACACCACCGGCCCACAGCCGGTGATGTCTCCCTTGTCAAGGGTTCCGTGCAACGCTCGACGCTCTGCATATATGAACCCATTCTCTTGTAGGTAACGTACAACAGCTGTCTCGGCCGCTGTTCCCTTTTGCTTTGCTTTACTCACGACACCATTTCCTCCGGGAAACATCCTTCGTAGAATGCGTTACCAAATATTTGTGCTGGGTGGTACCCATATTTGATGCACCAGTAGTCAGCTCGGTAGATGCTGATTCCGTTCTTTGCCCAGGCACGTCTAGTCCCTCGAGAAACACGGTCAATCATTCCATCACGCGTCAATCTGTCAATGAACGGCTGAGGGTCTAGGTACATGTAGGTACCTGGATCATTGGCTCGTCTGTATTCATTGCGGTAAAGCTTTGCATCTGCGCAACAGATGTCGCATCGGCAATGATGCTTCATGTATGTGGAGCGTCCGTGAATCATTCCTTCTCCTCCTTGGCCTTAGCTGCGAGTGCCTTGTATGACTTACGAAGCTTGTCAAGGTCAGCAACGGTTGCTTTATGAATGTCAACTCCTGCGTGAACACCAACTTCTTCTGCGTTGAGTCCGGCCTTAGCGCATGCTTGAGCGAACTGTGTGATTTGCGTTTTGCTAATCAGCTCATGTGGCTGTGCTGGTGCTACTGGCATTGTTTTTGGGTTTGGACCAGTGGTGCGTTTCGCTGGTGCAGGTGTGTGATCAAGTTCGGACCATTCCGATTTTGTCCACAAATTCAAGGCCATTCCCAGTCTCATTGAAGAGTTACGTAAGAAGTCTCCAACAACTTGCTTGCTAGCTTCAATAGCTGAAGCCTTGACAGTACCGACACCGATAACTGACTTACCGTGGACAGTTAAACGTCCCCACATTGTAAGCATGTCATTCTCAATGTACATAGCCGGCTTGCCGCCATCCCATTCAATTGGTTCCCATGACCACAAAGGATCAACTTCGATGAGGATGCGCGTGATGTCCGCGTGGCCGACGAAGTCCAAACTAGCGCCTCCCTTGGGAAGCTTGCCAACAATCTTCGGATCAGGTACTGCATATTTATTTAGTACATCTAGTAGTTGCTGTGATTGACTTGTTGTCATTAGTTTGACCCTTTCAAACGTAGTGTGCGCACTGGCGCTTCTTTTGTGTATGACGCAACCAGGTCTGGGTGCGCCTCTTTCAATGCCTTGGTATCAAGGCTTGAACGACTTGTTGTTTTCCACGTGGCAATAACTTCGCCACCGATAAGAGCTGTTGCTGCATCACCTATGAGTTCACATAGTTCTGCTTTGCATGCGTCTTCCATTGCTTCGTACGATTTCAATTCAGACTTGAGGTGCTTTAATTGTGCGACAAGGTCGGAAGCTTTTGGTCCGAGTTCTACAGCACCACCATCGTCTGACGGATGGCGCTTTGAAATTGTTTCGTATGTCCAGGCAACACCGTCTGGTGTCATGCCCATGTCAATGTAGGAAAGCCAAGTTCCTACAGCGTTGATGTGCATTTCCTTTTCATCTGATGACACGAACTGTGTGTACAGGTTGAGTGTCTGCGAGCGGTCAAAGACAGCCCAGATGACTTCATCAACATTGGCGCAGATGGCCTGTTGAATTCCTTGGAACATCCATGACTTAGGTAATTCACCTGTCCAGTCACGTGTTGTGGTTTTCACTTCGAGTACGCGCTCACCATCGAAACCATCAAGGGTTGCGATCATGCGGGCGTTGCCGTCTGAGAAGACAAAGAGTTTGTCCGGGCATACAAAGTTTGCACCGAGCTTGTCGTTAGCCCAGTTGAGGAGCATGTCTTCCATGCGGTTACCGCGCTCCATAGCCTCGTTAGTAGGCGATGGTGTTGGCGGTGTGTCCTTCAATAGTTCAGCTGCCAGAGCGGCTGGTGAGGTGAAGTAATGCTCACCGTATATTGCGGCGGCTACCGAAGCAGATATTTGCTTCTCACCATTTGCGTTAATGAAACGTTGATCAAGCCAAAGCTGTGATCCGTGTTCCTCTTTTTGTATTTGCGTCCAGGTTTTCATTAGTCCCTTCCTTTCGAATGACAACCGTAACCGTAGTTAGGGGGTGTGTCAAGTCAATATTTTGGTTTCCCGGACCATCCCTGCTGGGATGTGGAAAGGGTGGATGCCTTCACCTTCGGTGTAGGTCTGGTAGATAGTCACGTGGCCGTTCTTGCCGCCCTCCCCTGCCGGGACGAGATAGCCGACAGTAGTGATGAGGCATTCACCATCATCTTCCACTTCGGCTAAATCAATCCAGCCAGGATCACCACAATGAGCATCAGCCCATGTGACCAGTACCACTGGGTATTTATTCAGAGGGCTTACGTCGTGAAACTGGTTCATCTTTTTCCATTCCCCGACGGTTACATTCTGGACAATACTTACCGGCAAGGGAGGACCATTCGAGGTCACATTGGTCACATGTAAGGGGCTGTTCTCGCATGGTTCCACGATATCACCAGCGTTCTTTCTTCTTATCTGTGAAGAAGACCGGGCATTGCCAGGTGATGTTGTGTTCTGGGGTCACGATCGCTAAAGCCTGGGATGGGACCTGGAATTGGAACGAGTTCATGATGGCGTACTCGTCATAGCCCTTCATTGAGCCGTTAACGACTAGTTCTGGGGTGGATATGTATTGGTGCCAGTGACCCATCCAGATGGTCTTAAAAGCCGTCCCAGTGTCCGCATAGCGCTGTAGCTTCCTAGCCCTGAGGCGCATCACGGTAGGCCAGATACCTCCAATACCGCCTCCACCCTTGGCTTGGTCACCGTGGGTCAGGAGATGGTTGTAGCCATAGATCTGAACCATACAGTCAGCTGAGTCAGGGACGTTAAATGTCACATTCTTGTGGCCTGAGAAATGGCGTTCAACCATTTTGGACAGAAGCCAGTCAAAGTTGGTTTTGGCGCGGAGCTTCATCCGGGGTTTGCGTGACATACGGCCGTGGTTTCCTGGCACGGAAATAACGTGAACCTTCTTGAACTCTTTGCTGAACATCTCAATCGAGGCAGCAATCTGCTCTGACCAGTACAGCAATGATCCGAGCATGGAATCTTCGTTGGTTTCTGCTAGCTCTTCGTGGATGTCTCCGGAGAAGATGTCACCACCAAGCATTAGCACCATGCCGTCGTAGGTAACACCGGACAAATAGTTCTGCGTTAAATGAACAACGTTTTGTGTCCACAGCTCTAAGCGTTGTGTTGCAATGACGCGGTTGTATGCGTTGATGCCGTCCATCTCTGATGCCAGGACAACTTCGTCGAAGTGTGTGTCTGAAAGTATTGCTACAACAGTGGCCCGGTTCTTTGCTGTGGATTTTTTGGTCAACCAAACCGGTGGGTCAATGCTTGCGCCTTCAACCATATCTACAACGTTTAATGCCTTTTCAAGCTTTTCGTTTTGTGATTCGAGCTGCACAATTTGGTGTGTAGCGGAGTCGCGTTGCCGGCGAACCTTGTTGATTTCTACGAGTAGACGATCATGGTTTTTTCTTAGGTCAATTACTTCTGGGGTTTCATCGAGTGACACAGCAGCATTCCTTTCTTGCATGGCGTAGCAGGGAAGAATGATTAACGTTCACTCCCTTTTCGCGTAATGAGTTAGCTAGCCAAGTAGCGGAGTATTCCCCGGTTCCATTGACTATTTTTTCGAGTATTTCGTTTACGCGTTTAAGGACATCATCAGAGAGAGTTGCAAGAACGACTGCGGTCTTACATTTTTTCTCTCTAGGCTGCGGCCCCTCGTTGAGTATTTCCAGTAATGACATGGGTGTTCCCTTCAAGATGTAAGTCAATCTTCCTAACTAGGTTGATTAACTGATCCTCTTCTTGTGGACCCCTCGTAACTGTCCGTGTAAGGAAAGCCTTCATTGTCCACAGGTCCATTCTGTCAAATATTGTGGTCATAAGCAAGCATCCTTCTGTAGCGGGATGATTACTTTACCTTAAAGATCACCTTTGAGGTGGCCGTCGATGTGATTATCAAGCTTGTTTTCTACTCGACCTAGTGCGTCCCGGACGTATCCGTGATCAACGCTGTTTTCTTTACGCATTGACTGCATGAGAGCTGCGAGTACGCCACCAACTGCTGTGATGCAAGCAACTATGATTGCGCTCCACATTATGGTTTAGGCAACGCTCGCCAGGCAGCTTCCATAGATTCTGCTGTGGTGTGTGTGTAATCAATTTCTCCGTGGATCCAGGCCGCTCCTGCGGATCCACCGTTATCAGATTCGGTCCACTGTTTCCAGCCGGGTTTGCCGCCTAGTTCCTTACGAGAAATTCTCCAACCCCTACCGTATTTTCCAGAACTGTACTCATGAATTTCCTGGATGCCGAGCGAAGCTACAACGTCTGGCCGGGTGAACCATTCGATGGCTTCTTTCTTTTTTTCCTTGTCAGTTATGAGAATGTCCCATGCGCGAGCCGTACTATGGACGCTCATGCCTTGACCCGATCGCATCTGCCTTACCACAAACGTCCCCAGATTCTGCGCGGACCATCTACGTTTACACAGATCAACGAGCTTTTCAGTCGCAGGATTTTTTTCGGTAGCGGTCTTGTCATACCCGATGTACTTGGTCATAAACTCTTCTTTCGTTCAGCACAGCATAGTGTATGATGAAACTGCTAATGCCCGCAGGTTTGTCCCTTCCCTGCGGGCATTAGCATTTCTAATCTTCTACGCCAATGCCAGCAATAATTGCTAAAACGTTAATGGCCAGTGTGATTGCGCTAATAAACAAAGCCTTGCTGAGGGCAGCTCCAGACAGGGTGATTAACACCAAACCTGTACCGGAAGCCCACATAGCGAGGGACATTATTGCTCCAAAATATTTACGCATAGAGTTACCTACTTTTTCTTTCTAGTTGCTACTGGGGTGAGAGACATGATTGATCCGATTACAGCCAACAGGGTTCTGCGCTGTGATACCGGGATGGTTGATCCGACAGGTACGTATGTGTCGACCGCGCCGGATCCGAAGATGTCAATTTCTGCTTCGAACGCTGCTCGAACTTCGGTTGGTGCGTCTTGAACGGCGGCAACAATTTCTAATCCCAACTCTGGTGTCAGGGTTTCCTCATCAATGGCCTGGAATATTTCAACAGCTTGTTCTTTAGTAACAGTCTTCAAAACCTCTGGTGATGTTGCTAGTTTTTCTGCTTCAGCTGGAGACAAATTGGCTGTTGGGATCACCGGTATTGGTAGTGTTGTTGTCGAAGTGGAGGTAGTTGATGTTGTTGGGGCTTGCGTGGTTGTTGTTGGTAGGGTCGCTGTTGGTGGCAATTCTGGTGTAGAAGTAGTAGTCGCAGGAGGCTGAGATGTTGTTGTTGTTGTGGATTCTGGCACTGTTGTGGATGTCGTTGTTGTCGGTGCTGCAGTTGTCGATGTCGTTGTGGACGTTGTGGTTGGGGCATTCGTTGTTGAAGTCGTCGTTGTTGACGTTGACGTGGTACTCGTTGTCGTTGATGTTGTACTTGTACTTGTTGTTGTTGGCGCTACGGTAGTTGATGTCGTCGAGGTTGTACTTGTTGTCGTTGTTGGCGCGAGGGTAGTTGATGTCGTTGTTGATGTGGTACTGGTGGTTGACGTTGTCGATGTCGTTGTGGTTGTTCCTTCTGTGGTGGTCGTCATAGCCGGATTGCCATTGAAGGCAAGCTCATACTGTAGGTTCCACCCTCCGTTGGTATGCCAAGCGTCAGGGTTCCCACAGCAAATACCAGCTCGTAGCCGGTAACGACCCGCGGGTATGTCCATTGAGATATACGATTGCAGCCCAATCGAATCGTCAATGCTGTAAAGCAGAGTGCCTGCTTCGTTGTATAGCCACAGCATCGGATCAGAGTTGTAGCCAGTGACCATATAGGTTTGGGCGATAAACGTTGTTGGTTCGTTGTATTCAAACCAGTAATCAGTTGGTTGAGTAACTATTTGGTTTGATGCTTGAGCGAGATTCACCCAGAAAAATAAAGAAATGAACACCCCGGCAAGGGTGTATGCGCTAGCCCTTCTTGCCGAAGGCCGCTGCAACTTCTTCTTTCGACAATGTCCCATCTTCAGACCATGAACGAAGCAAAGCTTCAGTGACTTTTCCAGCTGCTACAACACCTGCGATAGCGGCTGATTTCCAGAGTTCAACTCCGAAGATTGCGCCACCTGCTACGGCTGCGAGTGCAGATGATCCGAATACCCCAAAGATTCGGAGGATGAGTGTTTGTACTTTAATCATTATGGGTTTTCCAGTTGGGTTAGGCGGGTTTCTAGGTCTTGGCATTTTGCTACCAGTGCAGCAATAATAACATTTGTATCTAAAGCAAGGCGTGTATCGTCAAACTGTTTGACAGCATCAGGTAAAACTTCTTGCACATCTTGGGCTATAAAACCAATATGTTTTTCTGCCCCACCAATATAGTTAAATGTTGCTGGTTTGAGGGAGCCAACTGCTGCTGCCAAAATTGATTTGTCAACATAAACAATGTTTTCTTTGGAGTTTCTGTCCGAAAGGCTTACATAGGCACCCATGCCCCTGACATTGCCTGTGTCAGTTACATACATAATCAAAGTGTTGCCTTCATCACGGTAACTAATAATATTTTGTCCTGAGTATTTGTACGCTTTTAATGAAATTGCTTCTGTGTTTCCTGAGTATCCTTGCGATGCCCACAGGTCAATGGTGTTATTGGATGAACCGTTGAACCCACCCGTTGCACCAGTTGCACCAGTTGCACCAGTTGCACCAGTTGCACCAGTTGCACCAGTAGCCCCATTGGTTCCGTTAGTCCCGTTGGTTCCTGCTGGACCAGTTGCCCCTACTGCACCTTGTGGACCAGTCGGACCCGTAGCACCAGTTGCCCCTGTCGGACCAGCAGGTCCAGTCGGGCCAACCAAACCAATATCAACTGCGTTACGCCACTGAGGCGCAGTAGCACCAGCATTAACAGCCAACACCTGAGCAGCAGTACCAAGAGTCAGCTCAGTAAAAGTTGATGCTCCCTGATGAACAATTGATCCCTGGGTGCTGTACTTGGAGGTGAGTTCGTTGGCTTCATCAGCATCGGTTGCTGTGAACACCGGATAGATAGACGCACCACTGACATGGCTACCTGCGCTAGTCCCGTCAAGTGACCGTGAAACAATCGTCAAGGTGGGTCCAGAGATGGTAACTAGCATCTTTTCCTCAGTAGATGTTTGAGGCGACAGAACCACAAAAAATGGCACACCATTTGAACTAGGCCAGCCTGCTGGGGACGCGCCGCCAACAACGTTAAAAGTGACGACCCCAGAAGCACCTACAGGTCCGGCAATAGTAGTAGCAACTGCTCCACCTGAATATTGTCTACGTACTTTTGGCATTTCTACTCCTGCATGGATCTCATAGTTACAATAGCAGTCCCATCCCACTCCCATTTACGGTCATGGGCATCTAAAGGCTTCCACTCTACGTCTTCAACGATGACGGAAAATATTTCACTGCCTTCTTGATACAAGACAATGTGCGGGTCAAGTACCAATTGGCGTAGCTCCGACAGTTCGCCTTCGACATTGATCGTGTATGTCCGGCCCCACATGTTTAGTTGTCTATGGAGAAGAACAGGGACTTTGAAGAATTGACTGCGCGTAGGGGTTACATATGCTCGAGCCGTGAAGCGTGTAAGGACTGGGATGTCTGAAGCAAGTGATCCTTTTGTCAATGTTATTTTGAACCCACCTTCAATCATTTTGTTTTCGCTACCGTTGAAAGTGTGTTGTGTTTCTGTTGTGGCGGTTGATGTCCCGTTAGATACATAATCGCTGTTGTCAATTGCGGTAGCTACAGCCACTGATCCTTTTAGATTGAGTGTTCGTAGGTCTAGTTTGACTACGAACTTTCTGTCCATGATTCCCCATCGGAACTTGCCTGTTTCTAGTTCACCAGTATCAACAGATAAAGCGCTGTTTTCAACCACTATGCCTACACCGGTGACAACGAAGACACGTTTAGAGCCAATTGTGTCGCACGATTTGACTGCCCCTGCTGATGTGTACATAAGGTCGGTTGCCCAGGCTGGTGTGTTGGGGGAGGAGAACACGGAAAGGTCAAGGCGGCCAAGGCCGGTAGACGTAGCGTCGTAACTGCTGTATGTGAACCAAGCGAATCGTCCTTCGGTGGTGAAGTCATAAACAGCGTTCGGTGTTGCAATCAGCGGCCCAGAGATCAGGTTTGATTGGTTGTCTGTGGAGCAGAAGCGGACACCTTTGTTGGTTCCGATAAGAACGAATCCGAGGTAGCCCTTGATGGCTGTGATTATTTCCCCGGTAGGAAGTTCTAACGCTACGCCACCATTTCGTAGTGATGCGCTGTCGTCGGTGATTGTGATCTTAAAAACTTGTGAGTTGTTGCCTGACCAGCCAGCTGCGTAAATAGCGTTTTGTCCGGTGGCTATGTCTACCCAGCGGAAGTTGGTATCACGGTGCGTAATCAACGGAGCTTCTGAAGCGCCAGAGATGTTGTTCAGGACATTAGCTACACCACCGAACACGTAGTTCTTTGCGAACCCGAGCATGGTGTAGTTGCCTGTTGTGCTGCCAGCAACTTTTGTGCTTGAGATAACAGAACCGCTTGTGTCGGTGCTTCGTACACCATCATTTAAGTATGAAACATAGACACGGAAACCGTCAGTGGTTGTGGCTTGGATGTTTCCTGATGGGGTTCCAGATGCGTGTGTGGTTGTAACCCAAGTAGGTGTAGCAACAAAAGGATCAAGGGTGTAGCTAAGAACTCCTGCGTTGATGGCGTACAAGCGCTCGCCAGCCACAATCACTTGTGCATTAGCGTTAGTCGCTGCAAGGGTAAGAAGTGTTGTTGAATTGTGGAGAGTTAATTGTCCCTTGTTCCACGGGTTGATTCCTTTGGATTTGAAGAAACGAAACGGTGTTGAATCAACGTCACCGTATACTTGTCCGGATCCAACATGCCAAGAGTTTTGGCTGCGTCGCCATAGCCCTTGTGGGTTGATTGTTGATTCGCCTGGCTCTGTGGCCTGGTCAAAAGTGTCACGGATACGAGCTTCAAATCCGCGTGTGAAGTCACCAGACTTTTGATCAATCATGTATGGCCGACCGTCAATTGCTACCGGAAATACAGAAGGTACAAGATTAGATGATCCGGTTCCTGTGTAGAACGCCGGGACATCTGCAAGGTTGTCATGCCAGTCAATAATGTTTGACATGCTTATTCCTTATTCAAATAAACTGGGTACTGCGAGTCAAGTTTCATTGCTTCAGCGATAATGCGGTCACGTCTGATTCGGATCAAACCATTGATGCTGTTGGTAATTGCTCCTGCTGGGACTTCGTCTGAACGGCGTGTGTCGCCTTGTGATTCAGTGAAGTTGCGTTTGATTTCTCGAGGAGCCATGAGTCGTATTTGAGCGCCCAGGACAAGGATGTCTTCACTCGATAACGGCAAACCACATACTTGTTGGATGTCATCAGTTATGCGCACCATTGGGCTGAATGGTGCTTTGTATGTGATACGCAAAACCCCGGAGCGGGGTGTTTCGTTGAATTTTATTGCGGTGCCAGAACCAAAATCTGATGTTGGGAGATTGCGAATCAGTGTTGCTTTGCGGATTAACGGATAATCAGTGGATAAATAGCGGATACGAACATCAAGTAATTCAATAACGTCGCCCACGGACGGAAGATTAATCATTGTATATATGCCGTTGTAGTTAATATCAAGAGTCTTGATGCGGTATAAACCATTTAGTGGGGAGACTAGGTCGTATAGGTCGTCGTTGAATGCTTCAAAGATTTGTGACCTGGGGAATCGTGGGCTGATGATGCACACGGTGTTAGCGGCGTGTGCTGATGCTGTTGAGCCGTTGAAGCCTCGTTCAACTGTGGCTGTTTTGGTGCCGACAACAATTTCCCAGACGTATACCAGCTCTGATTCAATTTCGATGATTGATCCTGGGCGAATAGATCCCGCGTCAAAGGTGAACACCATTGTTGTTGCGGTGGCGGTCACCGATGTAGCCAATTTGTTGCGTTCTTCTACAACTCCAGAAAGAAGTTGACGTTGAGTTCGGTCAATCAGCTGGGCAACGGTAGACATTTATTTCTTTTTGGCCTTGGCCTTGCGCACTGGAGCTTTCTTTGCACCGGCTGTTTTGGAACCGTATTCTTTCATGCGCTCCATTGGGCCTTCACCCATTTCATGCTTTTTCATTGCACTCTTTGATTTGTACATTTCGCCTTTAGCAGACATGGCTACTCCTTGTGTTGAGACAAGGCAATCATAGCCGATAATGTGTCAGGTTTGTTTTAAGTCTTTCATCTGTTGGGTTTAAGGCTAGAGCTTGTGATCCGTGGAAGAACGCTTCGTCGCTGTCTCCGAGGTGGTGCGAGGCAACAGCCATTAGGTCGTGTGGTAGCCATCCCCATGCTTCTGCTTCACAGAGATAGTCCAGTGGTTTTTCGGTGATTGCTAAAGCCGAAGATGCTGCGTTGCGACAGGCCAGCCAGTTGTGTTGGTTGTGGTAGTACATGGCTAGGTCTACCCATGATTCACGGCGTGATGGTGATTCAGCTATGGCACGGTACAAGTGAAAGTCGGCTACGTTGGGTACCATTTTGGCTAGGTACCTGTGGGATGCCGCCCGTTCGGGGTTCCACGTCGATAGGTCTAGATGCCGTGCGAAGTGGTATTGGGCGAGGCTGTAGTCACCGTGAAAGTACAGTTCACGGGCTAGGTAAAACTGGTTGCGGTCATCCCTAGGGTCTTCTTCTACAGCAAGTTTGAGCAGGGGAAGGTATTGGGATCGGGACTTTGATGGGTCGGGGTGGTGGTGGATTTGTAGCCCGTCTACCCAGTGTTGGGTTTCACCGTCAATGGGTTTAAGTGTTTCGTGGACTGGGTGTTTCCATGTGTAGCCGTGCCTGGCGTGGATTTTGTCGCCACCATAAACCAAGCCTTCTGTTCCGTCGGGGTTCCATGACCAGATATATTTGTATCGGGGGCGGGTGGTTCCAGCAGGGATTGTTTCTAGGGCTTCACGCCAGCCTGGTTGGAGTTGTTCATCCATGTCTAACGCAATACACAGGTCTATGTCTTTAGGGAGCATGGAGAGTGCCATGTTGCGGGCTGTGTCAAACCGCCACGGACTGATAACACGGGTAACAGTGTGGATGCCTAGTTGGTGGGCGAGGGTGGTGGTTTGGTCTGTTGAGCCTGTGTCTAGGATGAGGCGATAGTCAGCATCGGTGCAGGATTCTGCCCATCGTTGGACATGTTGTTCCTCGTTGAGAGCAATGGTATAAACGGCGATACGCATGTGGTTCCCTTCTATTGGGGTTATTCCCCTAGTGGCGGTGTTTGTTCAAATTCTTCTAATTCAGCAAGTTCTTCGGCTGTCATGTCTCTAAGAGTTTGTTCGCCAGTTTCTATGTTGTGACTAAAAATTTTTAATGTATCCATGTTATGCCTTTCGGTATCCGTACAAAGTCATACTTCCAGCAATGTTTGTGCCACCGGCAGCCGTTATTTCAAAGCCATCAATTTGTGTTGTAACCGTGCTGCGACCAACAGTACTGACACTATATGTACTTGAAGTCGAATCCATCGGTGTTATAAAACCTTGGTAACTTGTGTATCCGCTTACTTGTGGTGAAAAAAAATCAATGCTTGCAACTGTTGGATAAGTTGGATAAACCGCAGCAAAAAGAGCGTATTGGTCACCTCTTGAAGAACCAACAAAAGTTGCTGGTGCTGCATATGTTGAACCAGAAACAAAACTTAAAATGTTGTCTGTTTGCACTGTGGAACCAACAATAAACCGTAGATATATAGCATTTCCACTTGTTGCCGTATAAGAAAATACGGCTCGGTAGTTGGTATAAGCACTTGAAAAACAGGAAAGAAATTGTCCTGCTGTTGCCCCACTAAAGTTTGTTGTGCTGATGTACACCAGTCCTGAGTTTCCGACTGCGGTACCACCGGACACCTGTTGCCAAGCTGACCCACCCCAAATGTATGTCAAATCCGTGTCAGTTTCGTAAATCATCTGACCCTCGTACGGGGCTGTAGGGCGGGTCGATGACGTGCATACACCAGGGCGTAAACCAGTTGAATTATTGCTAATAGCCATCGTTATTTCCTGTATCCATAAACATAAATAGTTCCACCCGTTAATGTTCCTGTATACGGTGCCAAAGTAAAAGCAGTAAACGAACTTGCCGTTTCATGTTCGCCTATCGCACTTCCTCGGTTGGTTGAGTAATTAACGGTTAAAGCCTGAATGTTTGTGTATTTAGCCAAAAATGGGTTTTGTAATTCAATGTTGCAGTTAATAATTCCTATATCTGCACCTGCGGCATAAATAAAACTACTTGCGTTATTGATGGTTGCGCCTGCTGTTCCACCCGTTGAATAATTTCCGTAAAGAAAAATTCCGTAGTAGGTTCCTGTGCTAGAGCCAAGAACTAGAGATATTGAAGTTTGAGCGCTAGTTGCGCCACCACTAATAACTATTTTGTAGTTGTCATAAGTTGCGCTAAACGCATCAGATACAGTGACGCTGGAAACGCCCGAACCTATGGTTTGAGATTTAATTAACTCTAAACCTGTTGGGTTTTGTGCGGGGCTGTTCGGAATAACCCACGCCGTACCATTCCACACAAGCAACTGGTCCGTATCCTTCTGAAAAATAACTTGACCTTCATACGGTGATGCAGGTCGTGCAGCCGTGTTGTCGATAACGCCTGGTTTGATTAGTGAACTAGCACCAATTTGCTGTGTGATACCCATTAGCCTGCAATCTCCATAGCCGTAATAGTAGAAATACCACTTAAAACAAACCCTGATGTTTCATAAGCACGGTTGTTTATAAACAAAGTTCCCACTCGTGTTTTCCATTGCATTTTGTATGTGGTTGCAGAAGTCGTGCTAGGAGAATCAAGAAATTCTATAGAAGCAGACTCAGGTAACAGAGAATCGGTTAAACGCAAATACAAACTTTGGTTATTAGATGCACCCGTTCCTTGACCAATGGCGGTTGAATTACGAATAATGTTGTAATAAGTATCATCCGTAGCATTTCCAGAAACCATCAAAGAAACAGAAACATATATATTGCTTGATGTTGCTTTTGGCGTGATACTCACGGACAATCCTGATATGTCAACATAACTTGAAGAAGTGGTAGATGTGGCAGCCGTAACAGTTGTGCTTTGAACTTGCAACACCGAACCGCTGGTTGCTGTGGTTGCAGCAATGTATCTCCATGCCGTGCCATTCCAGACAGCAATCATGTCAGTATCAGTCTCGTAAATCATCTGACCCTCGTAAGGACCACTAGGGCGAGTCGTGCTAGTGCAAACCCCCGTCTTCAACCCAGCAACACCATTAGAAGAAATAGCCATCAGATAGTACGGTCCCAACCCGTGATAGTCACAGTCACCTTAGAAGCCGTATCCGACAACCCCTGCACAGTCTCCGTAGCCTCCAACACCAAACCCGTATCCAACACAACCGTGTCGTAACCAGCAACCGGCAAGTTATATGTGAAGCAGTTAGCCGCAGTAGCAGCTGAACCACGAGCCAACGTAATCAACCTGTCAACCCCGTCAGTGTTGCAAATCACAATCTGCTTAATTGTGTACTGATGCGACGCAGGCACCGTAAACAAAGTCGTCGTTGTAGTACCCACCTGCGTAGGGACAGTCAACATTTTTGGGAATACATCACCACTAGCCATTAGAACTCCATGTTCATCATTGTGTAAGTCATTAGATTACTTGTTGTTTGTGTTGGGGCAGACGGTCCAGTCGCACCAGTAGGTCCAGTCGCACCAGTAGGTCCTGTTACTGTCGAAGCTGCACCTGTTGATCCTGTTGGACCAGTAGGTCCAGTTGCACCGTTTGCACCTGCTGCACCTGTTGAACCAGTCGGTCCTGTGGCTCCGTCAACACCAATGATTCCGTTCGTACCAGCAGGACCAGTCGGACCTGTCGGTCCTGTGACTGTGCTGGCTGCACCTGTTGCCCCTGTGGGTCCAGTCGGACCAGTGGGTCCCGTAACCGTAGATGCTGCACCTACAGAACCCGTAGCACCTGTTGGACCAGTAGGTCCCGTTACTGTGCTTGCTGCTCCCACTGCACCTGTTGGTCCAGTCGGACCCGTAACGGTAGACGCTGCGCCTGTAGCACCCGTAGGACCAGTAGGTCCTGTGACTGTGGAAGCGGCTCCAGTAGGTCCAGTAGGTCCTGTGACTCCTTGCGCCCCTGTAGGACCAGTCACCGTACTTGCAGCACCCGTAGGACCAGTAGGTCCCGTAGGACCAGTCACCGTAGAATTAGCACCAGTCGCTCCTGTAGGACCCGTAACAGTCGATGCGGCACCTGTCGGACCAGTAGGACCTGTAATACCCTGTGATCCCGTAGGACCAGTAGGACCAGTAACACCTTGTGCGCCTGTAGCACCAGTCGGACCAGTCGGACCAGTAGCCCCCTGTGGACCAGCAGCAGAAGAACCAACAACCGTAATAGATGCAGAAGTAGTTAACCCAACAGTCGTAGAACCACGAACAACCTCAACGTCTGTAGTAGCCATCGTTACCGAGTCACATCGGCAAGAACCGTGACAGTCCCAGACAGAATAGTAGAAATAACACCCGAAGCGTTCTCTTGCAAATCCCAATAAAGAAAGCCAGGATCAAGAGCCGCAGTGCCGGTAGCACTGAACGTGGCGGTCAGCTTGCCGTTTGGACCATCAGTTACAGCACATGTACCTGTGATGCTGATAGCAGAAATATCTGGGGTGGTGCGCATCTGGGATGTGTAGGTACGACCCGTGATGTTGACAGCTGTGCCATCTTCATCAACCATTGTCACCACAACGGTTTCCGTATCACCACGAGTGATAATTAAATCTTGTTTTGCAGGTGCAGCCATATCAAGGGTATATTACCACTAAAGAGGTGCTGGTGTTCCTTCAATTTGGTGTCTCGAAGTAGCCAATTGCTCAACAGCATGACACCCATCAATCGTCTTTGGCTGTAGCCCTTCAGCCCGTAAACGCTTATAGGCAGGCATATCTTTAGACCAGTTCTTTTCCCGCTGGTTAATATGCGCCACCGATTCACCTTTAGTGGTGGTGGAGTTAGATCCCATCTGAACACCGGCAACCCTGCAACCAAAACAACCTTCAACATCCAAAAACGGATGAGTCTCTCTATGCTTCACGAAATGAACGCCCCATAACCAGCAGCTATAAGATCAGTTTCCTCAGTAGCAGTCAACGTATGCACATGACCACCATGATACGTATAAGAAATCAACGTATGGTCAGACGGTTCAGTTTCTTGAAAAGACCCATCAGTCATTTTGAACACGTTCCGTCCACGGCGACCAGGGCGAAGATAAGCAAAGATCCCTCTTTCCTCCGGTTCAGCCCAATACACAAGATTGTCTGTTGGGGTAATAAATGTTGCCATATCTAGATAATAACAAAAGCCCCCACCTTTCGGCAGGGGCTTCGGTTAATTCCTTGTCGGAAATTAGGAGTTGTTTGTACCAATGCTTGAAGCAGATTCGATGCGACGCAAAGCTTCCTGACGGAATACTGCGTAACCAACGAAATGCTTCCAACCAACTGGGCGGAAACGCTTCAGAAGGTCTGTAACTGTTCCGTACACGATTGTTGGCTGGTCGCCATACTCGCCACCCATTGAGACAGCCTTGGCAAGAGCCTGTTGTCCCATGATGAGGGTTCCGTATGAGTCACCAGTACCAGCGGCACCTGCACCGTTGTAAGCGTTTGTGAACAGAGGCGCACGAGGCGACTCCATGAAACGAACGCCTTCAAACATACCAATTTCACCGTTGTAAAGAGGCATTGCGTTGGTGTACTTGTATGAGTCACGCCAACCAGATGCGTCTGTAATACCACGAAGGTCGTACGATACGTCTGGGTGGATGAAACCGACATAGTTGCCACCGATTGTTGGAACGTTAGCTCCACGCAATTCAGCCACTGCACGACGAACATCTTTAGCGGTAAGCGTCTGGTCGGTCTTCATCGTGATACGGCTAGAAGCGGTTTGCGCTCCACCCGTTGCGTAAATCACGTTTGTACCAGCCTGGATGGCACTACGAGCGATGGTGTCAATTGACAAACCAGCGTTGTAACCAACAGCCTGAGCAGCTACTGGATCCACAGGGAGGAACGATGATGCACGGAGCTTAGCGGTAGTAACAGTTGCGTTACCATATTCTTCAAGGGTTACAGTAACTTGGCTGTCGCTCATTGAGACAGGGGTTACATCCTCAGCTTCACCGAGTGGCGTTGTAGCCGCTGCGAGATCTGCGAATACGGTGAACTTCACTGAAGCACCTGGGTTGGTAGCGTTTGTAGCTTGAACAGATGCGAACTGGTCAAAGTACATTTCTGGGCGAAGGGCAAAATATGCCAACTTCTCAAAAGCTACTTGGTCTGTAGACAAGCTTGCGGTGCTTATCTCATTGGCGTAATAATCAGCCATTTTGGGTTTTCCTTAATTGTTGGGTGGTTTACCCAAGGTCGATACCTTGGGCTTGCGCCTCAGCAAAAATATCGTAAACCTCTTGTTCAGATGATGCTTCACTAATTCGTTTGTTCCACGACGGTGGAGGAGGGGCTGACTCGCTACCGGCTGCAATCTTATTGGACTGCTTCCATGCTTGCTTGTCTGCATCTTCCGACGCTAGGGGTGTAATTAGTTGTGCTTCCACGGCGGCTTCACGGATTGCCTCTGGAGTTAGTTCACCGTCGTAACCTTTAACGAAATACTTGGCTTGCGGTGAAGCGGGATCAATTCCTGCTTTAACGAAAGCTAGTTCTCGTTGGGTT